ATGGCGATGAACATGGACGCCGTTCTGAGGATTGTCGCCAAGGTAGACGGCGGCAACGCGCTCCAGAAGCTCGGCGCTGATCTGGCTGGTATCGGCAGCAAGGCCGGCGCAACAGTCTCACCGCTCGGCCAGATGCGTGGTGCCATGCGTGGTGTGGCGGACGTGGCGGCCACCATCGGATTAGCTGCGGTTGGGCGTGATCTCCTGCAGGCCGGTATCGAAGCTGAGGCGGCATCGGTGCGGATCAATGCGCTGGCAAAGAGCTACGGCGAGGTGCAGGCTGTTACCAGCGTCGCGGCGCGTGCGGCTGAGCAGTTCGCGCTGGGCAATGTTGAAGCGCAGAACGCCGTAACGGATCTCTACGGGCGACTGCGGCCGATGGGCGTCAGCCTGAAGGATATCGAGACGGTGTTCTTTGGCGTCAATAAGGCGGCCAAGCAGGTTGGCCTGTCCACCTATGACACCAGCGAGGTGTTGCTACAGCTGAGCCAGGCGTTGGGTTCCGGCAAGCTGCAGGGCGATGAACTGCGCTCGATCATGGAGCGGATGCCGGCCGTGGGTCAGGCTGTCGCCAAGGTGATGGGCGTATCGGCGTCTGAGATCAAGAAACTTGGCAGTGAAGGGAAAATCACTACAGATGTGATGATTCGCGCTGCAGCGGAGCTCAACAAGATTGTGCCGCCGCCGCCCACGTCAATGCAGCAGTTTGACAAAGCGCTGAAGGATCTGCGGACTGAACTAGGCGAGAATCTGCTGCCAATTCTGACGCCATTTGTGCAAGGGCTTACAAGCCTGGTGCGGGCGTTTGCTGGGTTGCCCGAGCCGATTCAGACTGCCGCCATTGCATTGGTCGCGTTTGCTGTAGCGGCTGGGCCGATCGCTTCTGTGGTGACCGGTATCGGTCAGGCGATGATGCTGCTGGGCAGCCTGAGCATTGGCGCAACGATCGCCGGCTGGCTTGGTGCAGTGGCTCCCACTGTTGCCGGCATCACCGCCGGCCTAGGCGGCCTGCTGGCCTGGATTGGCGGCACGTTCATCCCTGCGCTGCTGGCGTTCTTCTCCGGCCCTGTTGGATGGACCGTGCTCGCCGTGGCTGCTGTCGTGGCGATGGCCATTGCATTCCGCGAGCCCATCATGGAGTTCTTCGGCTGGCTCGGCGGTGCCATTGGTTCTGGATTGGAAGCTCTGTGGCAGTGGGGCGAGCCAATTCGGCAATTCTGGATTGACGTATGGGAGTCAATTAAAGAGCCAGTTATTGCTGTATTTGATTGGCTAAGCGGGGTTGTTGAAACGGTCTTCACAGCGATTATCGCAATCGGATGGCAGCTTCTTGTGTGGCCATGGATTGCCCTATGGGATGCGATCAAAGGCCCGGCGTCTGACGCTTGGGAGGCAATCAAAGGTTACGCAAAGGCTGGATGGGATTGGATCATAAAGACTGCCTACAGCTTGTTTGTGAAGCCGTGGGTCAACATCTGGGAAAAGCTGCTCAGAAAACCAGTAGAGGATACGTGGGCATGGATTGAAGGAACATGGACCAGCCTGGTGGAATTCTGGGAAACCAATGTAACTGGGCCGATCAAAAGCGCTTGGGATTGGCTTATGACTTCTATTCAGTCTGCATTTGATGCGGTAGCGGGGACTGTAGAAAGAGTTTTCGTCACTATGATCAAAAACATTGTGACTCCGATCAACTGGGTCATTGAACAAATCAATCGGCTGATTGACTCGTTTAATGGTTTGGCTGCTGCGACTGGTAACCCGTTCAGGATTTCATTGCTCCCCGTGGTTCCCGTCCCCGCCTTTGCCGAAGGTGGTTTTGTCAACCGCCCCACTGTCGGCCTGGTGGGTGAAGCCGGCCGGGAATACATCATTCCCGAGTCGAAGATGGCAGCCGCCAGCTCACGGTTTCTGGCGGGTCAACGTGGCGCCAGCGTCATCCCATCCGGCAGCTCCGGCGGTGCCAACTCGGCGCGTAGTCCGCAGGTGAACATCACCACCGGCCCGGTGATGCAGCAGCAGGACGGCACCCGCTGGGTCAGCATTGATGATCTTGAACGGTCTGCTCAGCAGACTGCCGAGCAGGTGCTGGCCATGCTCCGCACACCAGAAGCCAGGATCGCGTTAGGCCGATGAGCAGGGCACAAGCGCAGCTGTTCAGGCTGTACGAAGAAATCGGCCCGACCCGTGAGCGGTGGCAGTCGTATTGGGCGACGACGATCACCTACGAAACCCACAAGTGGGATTACCTGCCGTTTGATGCGAGCGGATTCGTCGAAGGTGACAGCGGTTCAGATCAGAGCATCACGGTGACCATGCCGGCCACCCGGCGCGTGGTGGTCGCTTCAGAACGCGCCTTGGCGGGTGGCTGGCTGGCTGAGCTCAGGATCTTCCAGTTTGACTCCAGCATTGCCAATGGTGGGCCACCCGCTGGCATGACGCTGATCGGGCAGTTCAATGGCCAGGTCGCAGGAGGCCGCGCCAAGGCGACAGAATTCACCCTGCAGCTTGGCTCGGCGTTGTCACCAGTGGGCGCAACGGTGCCGCCCCGCAGACTGACGACAGCGATCATGGGCCAGGGAGCACAGCTGTGAGCTTGGTTCGTGGCACTGATCCGCTAGCACTCCTAGCGATTCAGGCTGGGCAGACGCCAACGCCGTCAGAGCAGACTGCGGCGCAAGGCAGCAACCCGCTCGACGTGCAGCAGTCAGCGCACGTCATTGGTGAGCCGGTGCCGATCGTGTTCGGCCGTCAGCGTAATGGTGCTGGTGGTGTGTTCATCTCACCGAAGGCGACTGAATGCCGGTTCATCAATGACTTTGAAAACGACGTTACGGCGTTCTATCACCTGATTCTGAGCGAGGGTCGAGTCGGAAGCCTAGAAGTGCGTGACGTTTTCCAGCGGCAGTGCAGGGTTGGGATATTCACGCAAACGTACGATCGCAGAGCAGGCACCTGGGAGCCAGAGAATGCGATCGTAATTCGTGAAGGATTTGACAAGGTAGAGGCTACCTATCTCTGCGGAACAATCGGATCGTATCCAGGTATCAGCACCCTTTCATTCCAGATTACAGTCCCGAATGGGTTCGACTACTGGAATCGGCAGGTGCATTGCTTCATCCGTAACGGAATGGAGGTGTACCGATGGGCGGATGCAACTGCTGACGTGCCATCAGATTCGTTCGCTGATCTGGCGTACTGGCTGATGGTGAACAGCGCCAGGATACCGGTGCCGCTGATTGATACCGATTCGATTGAGGCGGCGAGCATCTTCCTGAACGCCAACAACATCACGACGAACTGCTGGATTACAGAAGCGGTGAACTACAGCGATCTGCTAAGCCGCTGGGGACCGTATCACCTGATCAGGGAAAGCAACCGTAACGGTAAGGCAGGGCTCAAACCACTGCTGCCGGTGAATACTGACGGAACGATCAAGACTACACCGCTGACGGTGAACTATACGTTCACTGATGACCTGATCATTCCTGGCTCTGAGGAAATCGTGTACTCAGGCTGGGCGACCAGGCAGCCGTTCGTGGCACAAGTGATCTGGCGGCAACAGCTCGACGCTGATGTAGGGATCATCCGTACGGCTGAGGTGCGCTACGACGGCACAGCGCAGGATGGCCCTTATGAAACGCATGACCTATCGCAGTTCTGTACGCGAGAGGATCACGCCGTCAAGGTAGGAGCGTACATCCTGAGTAAGCGTATGCGGTCAACGCATACGATGCGGTTTAAGGTGCGGCCACAGTCGCACAATACGATTGTGCAACAGGGCAGCATTGTACGGGTGAGGCTAGAGCGTAACGCCGCTGAATACGTCTCTGTATTCCACGACTATCTGTACGAAGTAGAGCGAATCAGGAAGACACTGGCTGGTGATATCCAGTATGAATGCACCCATGTACCAGTTGATTCCGAGAATCGCAGCCTGATTGCGCTGGACGTTGCCAATGCAGTTGGCGCCGGAATCCTGCTCACGTCGAACCTGACAGGGCTGGGCTGTGACATCAACAGCGCTGTGGATGACACGGTGCCGG